GGCTGGATCTTTAGCGCCTCAGGGAGAAATCCTTACTAGTAAGGACTATTCCCATTCAAAAAAATAATAGAAAAAATAAAAATAAAAATAAGGCGTTGGAAAAGGAAAACCGCAAATTGCGTGAGCAGAACGAAAAGTTGAAGTTAAAACTTCAAAAGTTGAGTTCCTATGCTGGTAGGACAAGAAAGGAACATAAGCGTCAGGAGGGAAAATTCTGTCGTAAAATTGATGTTGATCCTGAAGGATCCATTATTGTCACTCCTCAAGGTGGTGACACTTTGATCGGTAAGATTTTTAAAACCGATCCGGTACAAGATCAAAGGCTTTATGAAGAGTTCTCCGTAACTACTAGTTATATGATGAAGTTGCGTGAGATGTCAGGAGATTCTTATGATCTTAGCGCTTTATTCTTGAAAGTGGCCGCATATCTTGTGGCAATATACGAAGCTAATAACGTTAATCAGTTTTCTAGGATAACGTTGGGAGTTTTGGCTCAATATATTGATGCAAATGTGTTGCTATATTTCAAATCCAAATGGGATGACATAGTCTCTCCAGAAGGATTTGATTTGACAGACTTAAAAGCAAAGGTAGCTGGTGTCAAAGGTCTGATGACCAGCATAGAAGATACGCCTTGTTACAAAATCGTACAACAAGGTTTAGCTCTTCTGGTATTTAGTGGATTGCGTCCCTCTGGATTTCTCATTGAGGAATCCACATTGCACACCATAGTATCCACTGCTGAAGAACGCGTCAAGGGAACTCCTTTTGACGCAGTCTTGCTTATGTTAAGTTTTAGTGAGACTGTTATTGAAATTTTTGACGTGTATTCTAGGGGAGGTAGCATTCGTCATATGTTGCTTCCTAGCACTATTCACGAGCGTGTTGCCTATGCTCGTAGTCGTGAGCTTTCAGTCCTCCAGGGTACGTATGCTAAGTTGTATAATCGTGATCCTGTTGAGTTCGAACGCGATGTTCAAAACGTGATTCGAGATTTGAATTTTGAGTTGAGGAGAAAGGACATTGTTCCTTCTCTAAAACCTATTTATGGCCAGTATTTGACGCTAATGATGAAAATTCAGTATAATCTTGATGTTAAGAATAATAGTGTTCGTATGCGAGAGGCTCCGCAAACGGCTATGATATATGGCACTTCTAGTGTGGGCAAAACGACTGTCATGGAAGAACTGATTTACCGATATGGACAGGAGTTTAACGTCGACGTTTCAGATGATAGGCGTTGGGCTCTTAATGAACGTGACGCTTTTGATTCGCAAATGAAACAGGATGCTAATGTCATCACGGCTGATGATTTGGGCAATATGCCCGTGGACAAGATGAGCCCACGGGAGACTGGTGTGGCACGTACTATTGATATTGTTAATAATGCCACTAAGTTTAGTGTCCAGGCTATAGCTGAAGATAAGGGTAAAATCCAGTTTCAACCAAAGTTGGTGGTGGGTACCACCAACGTCAAGCATTTGAATGCCCAGCAAGTTTCAATGGAGCCTTTTTCCATTTTGCGAAGATGGTTGTTTATACAGGTTCGTGTGAAAACGCGTTACGCCATGGATGATGAGCCAGCGCGTTTAGATACGCGCAAGGCCGAGGCATTCGAAGGCGAGATACAACCACCTATACATGAGGCTAGAGTGTTTCGCTGGGAATTGCGTGATTCACGGCTCATTGAAAAGTACATCACTGACTGGGCTTGTGTGTCTGAGATTTATCCAGTGGTCATCGATATCTGGCGCGAAGAGAAGAAACACCAAACTTCTTTTGTTGAGCGCTCTTTGGCAACTCGTCCCGCATATTGTAAGTTGTGCACCAATCCAGATAATGTTGATTGGTGTCTGTGTAGGAAGAGTTTTCCCATGGGTTTGGAAAATCATTTGAGAGATGATTTGAACAGTGGTCGGCGACAGTTGCGG